ATTACGCTTAAGGTGACCCTCTAAATACATAGCCCTCTCTACGTGATCCAAGGTGTAATGCACACCAGTGTCATTATAGATAGCACTACGGACATAGAAGACATCAGACTTAGGGATATGAACCTTACGCATAGCACGAGAGTCGTTACTGGCTAAAGCGTTATAGAATTCTGTTAATACATCTTCTGATGCGTATAGTTTTACTCTTTTGTTAGCCATTGTCAAGTATAATCTTACATAAGGAAAGAAGTACGTGTCGCAAATTACGTACAATGTGTGTAATAACATACACGGAGATAGGAGAGAGAGGAGATACAGATATTATTACATATAATACTGTAGTAACTTGCGACACGTAGTTACAATATAGTTTTATTATTCTTGTTTATTGTAACTACGTATAGTTTAACACTAGAGTTAAAACTCTGTCAAGTACGAATATATTATTTATTACTGGTATAGTATAACTCTTAGAGTTTTAACTCTTCCTATGTCCACTAACATTATTAACACACTTATTTATTAATACTCTATTAGAGTAATACTCTTCTTTATTTATTACTTTTCTTTAGTTTTAACTCTAAGAGTATTACTAAGCCCCCCTACCCCCATAGTTATAGGAAAAAGCAATACCCTGTCAACACATAATCTCTCGTATTACATAAAAAAGTTACTATATGCTACACTTTGTAACAAAACGTTACTATAATACATCAGTATTACTCTTAGGGAACCTGCCAATGTGGTCCATAGGGGGTCTTTGCAACTTAGCAAAACTGTAGTACTAGCATTGCAAAACTGCAAAGTTAATCTTTATGGTGTACCTGAGTTGAAAAACCCCGTGCGTGTAGCTGTACATATACGTATAACGTACACCCCGCCCGTGGCCCCTGCCCGCCCCTATCAAGAATAGCTAAGTCCTTGTTTCTACAGTGTTTCAAGTATTATATAAGCCTGTAGTAGTTAAGTTATTGTTTTTACAATGTTTCAAATAGAAGGTAGGCTTTGATCTGTGGCATATTGTAAAAGCTTTTAAATGAAACATGCCTAAGTATCTGTTTTTGTGTCTCTTTGCTACACATTCATCTTGTGTGATTAGTGTTATGTTATAACATACCCTATCCCCTCTCAGCGTTGGTGCGATTATACCCCTAGACGTGTATGACATATACTATCATGCCATCACGCTGCATTGCATTGCTTTCCATTGTTCCCACTCTGCCTGTATCAATACAATGGAAAACATTTGTATACCGAACCTAGATTGCACTACCACACGGCACAGCTTTTTTCGTGCCATTATATAGTCAAACTAATTTCAAGCGAATCACCTAAGCGAATCACCTCTTTGAATAGCTATAAAGTGATTCGTTTTTAGTGCAGCTTGCAGCCTGGAGGTGAGAACAAAAGTGGAACATTGTAAAAAGATACTATTTATTGTGATTTAATTTGTATTTTCTTTTACAAGTAAAACAACAACTTAGCACTATTTACACAAATTAATCTGCAAAACATGCAACTTTTTACTTGTCATATGTTTTCGGATATTGTTTAAAGGTTGCATCAAAACGGTGATGTAGAGATCACCACGTTATTTGACATCACTGGATCTACCTTAAACCTAGGCCAAGCGCCGATAATGGGAACAACTAAAGAGGATGCTTTGACAGACTAGCCTGCGGGTCTCTGTTCAACTAGCAACATGATTGACGCCTAATAAAGAGGCGCAAGGTTATCCTCTTTGGTTGGACTAGTAAGCGCCTGCAATCAACAGGCGTTTCTATAGTCTAACCTAAACAAGAGAGAGAGATTATCATGACCAACTATGTGAGAAACATTCTTAAGACGTACCGCATTGCTACAGTGGAAGACGTAGCCAATGGCGTTGAATGGTACGATAGAGCTAAGCGCATGGCCGCATGGATTGCCAAAGAGACTGGCATTCAAGAGGCAACAGTGATTGGCGTCATGGCGGCACTATCACCTAACAACAGATGGGAGCGCAACTGTAAGGATGCTCTGACCATGTGTAGTGCTTGGATCAATGGCGACAGTTTGGAGGATTTCAAGGTGTCCTGCTATAACAAAATGAAAGAGAAGGCATGGTCTATATTGCAGGATGATTTGCAGGATGACGCCGCTATTCTTACTCGCTTGAATGGGCAGAAGATCCGCTCTTTCTATTCCAACATTCGTGGGCTTGATGAGGTCACTATTGATGGTCACGCATTGAATATCGCAAGAGGCAAGCGTGAGGGTCTTACATCTGACAAGACCAACATGGGCAAGAAGCAATATCGAGAGTTGCAAGCCGCCTATGTCACAGCCGCCAAGCGCATCAAGGTTAAGCCCAGCGAGTTGCAGGCTATCACTTGGACTACATGGAAGCGCATTCATAACATATAAGGGGCAGTAAAATGTTTAACGTATCAACCAAAAAAGTCGGCGGTATTCGCTTTGTAAAGCTTGGCAAATTATGTTTCAGCTTTTGTATTACCGCCAAATATAAACCTATAGGAGAATAACATCATGGAACGCTATTTCATCAAGTCTATGCGTAGGCTTACCAATACACCTGACGGTAACCCTCGCTTTAAGTTCGTGGCAGTGGATCGCTTTGGGAAGACCTTAACGCTACACACTAAAGCGGATGCGGGGTGGTCTTATACTATCACGCACGGCTGGGAAAATCGTATGATTGAGGGCTACACTCACGCCACCAGCCGCAATGTAATCTTGGACTATGCAACAATATCGGAGACTTTCTAATGGCACACTTAGACATAGACACAACTACGCTGGAAGTAGCAACAAGAGCTTTGACCCTCTTTAAGACGCAATACCCCGACAGAATAACTGTATGGGCAGAGACAGCAGAAGGACAGTTAGACATCAAGATTGGCAGTATAGCAAAGCACAAGAGCGAGAGGGGTGGTGCTATGCGTCACCATGTATATTTTCACAAGACAAACGCACTGATGGAGGTGTAACCATGAACCGCCAAGCACTGAGGAACAATAGCAACAACTCCGACAACCCAAACAAAAACCTGTGCGGCTATGCTGTGGCTCGTGCGCTTGGCGTTGAGGAAGCTACACGATACATTCACACAATATCAGACCTGCAACGTGCAATCCGCTCTATGTGGTCTCTGCGCAGTGTCAAAACAAAGATGGGCGTGAAGGCTGGTTGCACAACAGTGGGAGCTATACGCAAGAGGATCGCAGCCAAGGGTGAAGCTTTGGCCTATCTTGTACACGTTGAGGGTCACGTTATTTTGCTGGACAAGGATGGTTCTACAGCAGTAGACACTGCACCAGTGCAACGTGATCGGCGCAAGGTGTTGCGTGTTCAGGGTGTTTATATGTCAGAGAATGACAGCAAGTTTATCAAGATGATGAAACTAAAAGAGGAGAAACTAGGATGATCTACGCAATAGCTGATGTACCGCATGAGGATTATGACAACTATGACATGCTCAACAAACTGTTTCACGCATTGTCACCGCATGGCTGGCAGAACAGCTCTTGGAAGAATGACACCTGCCCGTCACTCATTAAAGAGGAGATACATGGCAATGCGTGTCGGATATTCGTTGACTACTTGAACCCTGACATGCGAGAAGATCCAAGGTGGGGCTTGCTGTCCTACACTGTAGAGGATGCGGAAGGGTATCTCGTATTGCAGGAAAACTTTAATGACGCAGACGAGTTAATAAAATCTTTGATAGGGGAAGGATAAGATCATGACTAAAGGTATCGTTATCAGCCTGTATGACTTCACAGGCGAGGCACTTAAACCATGGGCAGAGGCAGGGTACACCTGCTACGCCTTTGACATTCAACATAAGGGTTGGACTATCCAAGGCTTCGGCAAGGATTGCAGCGGCTCTATTCACTACCGCAAGGCTGACCTGCACGATCACAACACACTGAACGCCATACACTCTGAGTTTGCAGACAGGCCCGTAGTGTTTGGCATGGCCTTCCCTGTCTGTACTGACATGGCTGTGTCTGGTGCGGCACACTTCAAGCGCAAGGCAGAGGCTAACCCATCATTCCAAGATGAGGCTGTGAGCTATGCCGTATGGTGTGCCAGACTGTTCAACAGCCTACACGTTCCCTTCTTTGTGGAGAACCCTGTGAGTGTCTTGGCTACCAAGTGGCGCAAGCCTGACCATAGCTTTCACCCCTATGAATATGGCGGCTACGTCCATGACGATCAGGCAGAGCATCCACGCTGGCCTGAGTATATCGCCCCCAAGGATGCCTACAAAAAGAAAACATGCCTCTGGACAGGTAACGGATTTGTGATGCCATGGACTGATCCAGTAGACCCAGAGGTGTACCACGGCAATGGCTACAGCACAGCAATGATGAAGCTGGGCGGTAAGTCACAGCGCACCAAAGATATACGATCTGCCACACCCCGTGGCTTTGCCAAGGCAGTATATGAATTTAACAGCCAGACAATAGAGGAGATGGCATAATGGATAAGCTAGAACTGTACACGAGTGAACTGTTGATGCTCAAGGATTTACTTGAGGGTGACATGGAACAAACATCATGGGGTGAGGTTGAATATGATGACGTAAGCCTCATGCAGTATTACCTTGATCGTGCCAAGGTATTGGTCAAAGTAAATGACCTACTTGGATCATGAGTTGCAAGATTGCAACGTGATATAATGGTAACATTGACGCAGCCAACTACTATGACTAACCTACCAATGTCTAACAAAGGAGAAACAGACATGACTAACACACAAAACTCTAAGATCATCACACACCTTCGTGCAACCAAGGGTCTGACCCAGCGTGAGGCTATGCTGGACTACAGCATACAATCCTTCACTAAGCGTATCTCTGAGCTACGCAAGTCAGGCTATCGCATTGACGGTGTGAAGGGTAAGCACCCTGTGACTGGTCAGCAGTACACACGCTATGTGCTTATTGATGAAACTACTGGAGCATAAGGGTAAATACATAGGGTATGATGGTGATGGTAGAGTTGTCATCATATCCTCTGACAAGAACATCGTACTGAAACACATGAAAGAGAGAGAAAACAATGACTAAGCCAATCAAAACAGAACTTACTCGTGACGAGGTAGCTATACTATTGGAAGTCTACAACACCATTGATGCACTGGTTGAGGACACAACAGAGATGCTTGATGTGCGACTGTCACAACTCAGTGACGCTAGGGACAAGGCTCATGCGTTAAAACAAATGTTTGACTTTCGAGCACCTGTAGGTGATGACGGTCACCCTAACCACTGGCAGCCGTATGTGTTACCTGATGATCCAACTGCTTGGTTTTGGAAAGAGGAGACAGCATAATGATCGCAAGTAAAGCTATCAAGGTCTACGCCAGTGTAGGTCAGCCTGACGGTGAGTATATCACCACAGTATTCACCCCTCATGATGCACATCGCATGAAGCTACGACTATTCAAGCGCAAGAGTGTAAGGCGTGTTATTTTCAAGACGTTAGCAGGTAATGAGTTATCATTCATCAATGACAAGGTACAGAGATCATGACCTCAGTTATGTTTTTCCTTAAAGAAGTACTGCGCTGGGCGCTAAGTCTGTACCTATTCGCACCCTTCCTGTATATCTTTTTAGTTTATGCAGGTCTGATATGACACAAGAGAGAGATGACCCCCATGATGACAGCACTAACTGGATTGGCAATCTACCTGAAGAGGGTACTGACAGCACTGAGCGTACTACTAAACGTACTTCTAGGGGGGCCAAACAATCAGACGTTCAGCGCAAGGAACCACGACTGGCATCGCAGAAAAAAGCCTAACATCACTAAGCTTATAGATCTTGTGTTAGGTAGTGGTCACTGTGTAGAGTGTTGGGTATACTGGAAAGTGAGGAAGAAATGGTAAGACGTAAGCTACCCATACCAAGTAAGACTGCAAAGGTTCGTGACATTGTAGAGTATTACCTGCATAGTGATAGCTTTGCTAGGTTATCCTGTAGGTCACAGAAGCAGTACGAGACAGAGTTGAACAAGGCTTTAGTTACACCAGTGGAGAGCAAGGTGTTAGGTGCTTACAAGGCCAGAACACTCAAGGCTAGACATACCAACCTGGCGTATCAAGAGTGGGTCAAGGTGAGCGTACACACTGCTAACTACCGCAAGGCTGCTCTTTCTGCTGCTTGGAGGCATTGTATGAGGCTAGACATTATGGAGAATGACCCCGTAGCACTCGTAAAGACTGTAGCTACTAAGCCTCGCAAGGTTAAGTGGACACGGGATCAAGTCAAAGCCTTCCTGTCTACTGCCTACTCAGACTTCAAATGGCGTAGCATTGGCTTGATTGTTCATATGTCATACGAGTGGGCGCAGCGTATAGGTGACATGCGTACTCTAACTTGGGAGTCCCTAGACTTTGATGCCCAGCGCATTGACTTCACACAGAGTAAACGTGGGGCAGATGTACATTTACCTATACCTGATAACCTCTGTGAGATGTTAAAACAGCAGCAGGAGGACTTTGGTTTTCAACGCTATGTAACACCTAAGCCTACGCCTGTAGCGGGTGCTTATGTACCCTACACAGTAGATAACATAGACAGCGCTATCAATGAGGTTAAGGAAGCGGCTGGCTTACCAAAGAAACTCACTGCTATGGATCTTAGGCGTACCGCTATCACAGAGATGATTGAGGGCGGTGCTGACCTGGCTCACATCATGCAGGTATCTGGACATCGAAGTCCTGACTCAGTAAGACCTTACATGGTTAATACATTCACTGGGGCTAGTACGGCCCTTGCAAAGAGAGGTAACGATGATGAGTGAAGTAACATTTGACGATAGCAAAAAGAAAGACGGTTGGGTTTATGTAGGCCGTAAAAAGAACGGCAAGCCTAAGTTCCGTAAGTTTACTAATCAATCAGAGGAGCATGTAAAAAAGTACCTAGATGACTTAGGGGTAGACTACATAGTGTATCCTAAAATAAAGATGTTTTTTATATACAAGAGTAAAGATCCAAAGGATAGATATTCGCCCCGCTATTCGTACTACTACTCAACAGGTCAATGGGGTAGCGATAAAAGAAATAAACACTATCACTCTGATGGCATAGAGCATTTCATGACTACATACTACCGTTCTTCTGAGCAAGACGCTGAATATTGGAGCAAGAAAACAGATGAACATTCGTAAGTATCTCGACAGCCTAGACTTGCGTGAGGATGAGAGTAGACGCATGAACTGCCCATCCTGCTACGCTAAGAATACCTTTACCGTCACTAAAGAGATGGGCTTAATCAAATACAACTGTTACAAGTTAGACTGTAGCATTGGCGGGTATCACCACACAGATCTCACAGCAGCGGAGATAAAGATACTCATGGCTAAACAGGAGAAGCCTATGCAGTTAGAGCCTGAGACTATGGAGATACCTGAGTATGTAGTACAGCCTACAGCAGAGCATGATAAGTTTCACAGGTTCACTAAACGCTGGGGTATCGTAGACAGGCGACTACTCTATGACGTTAAGGATGAACGTGTTGTGTTTCCTATTCACTACAAGGGACGCATAGTTGACGCTAATGGACGAGCAGTAGGCGAGAAGTTGCCTAAATGGTATCGCTACACAGGTAAGGCTGACTACTACACTATAGGAACAGGTAGCAACCTGCTTGTAGTAGAGGATTGTGTCTCAGCTCTGGTTGCTTACCAAGAGTTTCCCAATGTTACAGCTATGGCTATCCTTGGTACGTCACTTACATCTGCACACATGGCTAAAATAGGCGAGTATGCCAACGTAATCGTAGCACTAGATCCAGATGCTGCACACAAGACATTGCAGTTCAGCAGAGAGATAGCACTATGGACAGGCTTAAATAGTACAGCATTTAGGCTTGACGATGACATCAAATATAGGCTAACTGGTGACCTAGAGAGATTAAAGGAGTTACTATCATGAACGATCTAAAAGATTTTCTCAAAGACATGGGACTAGAGAGTGTCCACCCTAAGCCCAGCGCAACCAAGCCTGACTATATGCAGCCAGGTTATTATGTAGATCCACGCAATGCAAACGGTGAGGTGCCATTCTAATGATTGAAGATACATTACGTTGCACCCCTGAACCCTCTTACATATACGCAATCAAGTGTAGCAATACAGGTTATATAAAGATTGGTATGAGTAAATCTCCAAAAGACAGACGTAACAGTCTACAAATAGGTAGTCCTAACAGATTAAATCTACTTCAAACTTGGGGGCCGTGGAAAGATAGTGATGCTAGGCATGTAGAGTCTATACTCCATAGTATTCTTTCTGTTGATAGAGTAAGAGGCGAGTGGTTTGATGTAGAAATAGATAAGATTGAGGAAATATGCACATGATTGAAGCAACTTACATAGATCACATGGGTACAGACTTGACGGTAGCTAACGCTGCACGGGTATCATTTGGTAAGACAAGTGAGATGGAGGATGACCCTTGGGGGCCACCTAAGCTCAAAGAGAAAGATGCAAAGCTGATCCGCTACCTTGCCAAGCATAAGCACATCAGTCCATTCGGACATTGCTTCGCATCCTTCCACGTTAAGGCACCAGTGTTCGTAGCACGACAGCTAGTCAAGCATAAGTTCTTGAGATGGAACGAAATATCTAGGCGTTACGTCAAGGATGAACCAGAGTTCTACCAGCCTAAGCTACGTGCAGCAGCCAAAGACAAGAAGCAGGGCAGTGGTGATCCTCTGATACTTAGCATACAGCAGGATGAAGTTATCCAACAGGCTCACATTCAAGCGGTTAAACAGTACAGATATTTACTACAGACAGGTGTTTGTGAAGAACAAGCAAGGGGTATCCTCCCTCTGAGCCACATTACTGAGTGGTACTGGTCAGGTAGCCTTGATGCCTTCGCTGACATGTGTAACCTACGTTGCAAGCCTGACACACAGGCAGAGACACGAGAGGTAGCACGTCAGATTGACCACAAGATGATTGAGCTATTCCCTGTATCGTGGGATGCACTGACGGAGGATGATGATGCCTAAGATGTATGACTTGGAGCCAATGATATTGGACTGCTGGCGTGTGTGTAATGACCTTGAGACAGTGTTCAAACAGATAGGTGACGGTGAACGTGAGCCTACCCACGACGAGATGATGAACACACTGATGGGTATGCAGCAGCTATACGAATGGAAGTTTGAGCAGTTGTTCAATAAGTATGAGGAGGTACTCCGTGACAGACAATGAGTGGCCCTTAGAGGCAGACTTCACAGACGTTAGACCTATGACACCTGAGGAGCGCAAGGCTGCTCAAGAACGTGACGCAAAGAATGGGGAGAGCAATGATAAAGAGTGAATGGGATCGTCTAGTAAAAGAACGTGAAGACTTTAGGGAGAATGTATTGGCAGAGCATACAGCAGACATCGTGAATGAGCCTAAGCACTATGCACGGTGGGCCATTGAGCCTATCACATACATCATGCGTAATGGTTTTGAGTTCTGGCGTGGCAACATTGTTAAGTATGCTAGTCGTGCAGGATACAAGATGTATGAGGGTAAGACGCAGGTGCAAAGCGAGATCATTGACTTAGAGAAAGTCCAACGCTATTGTCAGATGCGTATCAATCAACTTAATGGAGAGGAGAAGCTATGATACCTATAGGCCAACTAAGATTGTTACTCACCAAGGCGGGGCTGGAGTATGTCATCACTCGTGTTGAGGGTAACGTAGCACACGTCAACATTCTTGTAGCGGAGCAACCAGATGTACACAGTTGAGTTTGAATCAGATGCAGCAGTAATCACAACACTAGATCAAAACGATATGTATGAGGATGTTGAGGTTATCTTGGGTGATGGCGGTGATGTGTACATAAGACAGTACGAACCTGACATGGATTCATACCAGCTAATACTCATGAGCGCACAGCAGTGGATAGACTTGATGGCTGCATACAAAAGCTCAGAAGGCTCGTACTATGTAGAGTTGAAACATGAATGAGTTAGGGCAAGGCTTTTTTGCTGGCATGTTTGTAACCTATGTGTTAGCGCTGCCCTTGTTATACCATATGGTAGAGCCAGAGGATGAGGAGATGGATAACTCTGGCCCTATCAAGTTTGCCTTCCTGTGGCCTCTGATTGCGCTGGAAGTAATATATCGTATCTTTGTAGGAGAGAAAGACAATGATGGAACTGGCACTGATTAAGACGTTACTTAACCGTGACTTCTATGAGCAACACAAGGGCATACGTTGCCCCGACAAGATCTTTACCAAGGATGTGCGTAAGATTAAGCAGGCACTAGATGCAGCTATGCGTACATATGAGGGTGACTTGAACACAGCAGACTTGGAGGCTCTGTTCTACGCTCAGAACCAAACTATGACTACCGCTACCAAGACAGCCTACTCTGATCTGTTTCGTAAGATAGATAAGGAGCAGGTCATCAAGGAAGAGATTGCTACAGATGTACTGGGCAAGATGTTTCAGCAGTATGTAGGTGAGCAGGTAGCCAACCTTGGCTTTGACTTCGTTAACGGCACACAGACCAGCCTAGAGCCGCTGAGACGTATGCTAGAGAACTACAAGGATGACTTCACACCTAACCTTCGCATTGAGTGGGAAGACATCAGCATCGACACACTACTCAAGGCAAACGATCTACAGACACAGTGGAAGTTTAACATCCCAAGCCTACGCCGTAAGGTAGAGGGTGTGAGTGGTGGTCACCTATTACTTGTAGGCGCACGGCCTAACACAGGTAAGACATCCTTCCATGCTTCACTGATTGCAGGACCAGAGGGCTGGGCAAGGCAGGGCGCTAAGTGTGTAGTGCTATGTAATGAGGAAGCGTATGAGCGTGTAGGAGCACGTTACCTTAGTGCTGCCTCTAACATGTCTATGGATGAGGTTAAGGCTAACGTAGCCCTCGCACGTAGCCGCTACGAGCCTGTCAGAGCCAATATCCGCATCAAGGATAGCACCAACAAGGATATGCAGTGGGTTGAGTCTCTGGTTAAGCAAGAGAAGCCTGACGTATTGATCCTGGACATGGGTGATAAGTTTGCCAGCAAGACAAGCGACAAGTCAGATGTGTACCTAAAGGATGCAGCTATCTATGCTCGTAACATTGCCAAGCAATACAACTGTTGTGTTGTATGGATGTCACAGCTGAGTGCTGTAGCAGAGGGTAAGGTCTATGTAGACCAATCCATGATGGAAGGCTCTAAGACAGGTAAAGCAGCAGAGGCAGACCTCATGGTGTTGATCTCTAAGAACCCCATTGTAGAGGGTGCAGACGAGGAAGACACACAACGGCACTTGAATATAGCCAAGAATAAGCTTAAGGGCGGTTGGCATGGTGTTGTACACTGTGAGTTAGACGGGGCGAGATCACTATACACAGCCTAGAGGAGAGAGAGATGAGACTTGTATTAGACGTTGAGAACACAACAAATAAACGTAGGGAGAAACTACA